AGAAAACCGAAGAGATAGATAAACCTATCACTCGAGGAATATTAACTGAAGAATTTTAAATTTATGAAATTATTAAATTTTTTCAAAAGGTCACCTGTAAAATCATTCGCAGAAAAGAAACCATCCATTGCGATTGGTGAGATTGGAGATACAGGAACTTCAATCTATGAGGGTATAATTACGGAAGAATACAAAGCAAAACTTCAAGGAAACAAAGGAATTGAAATTTATGATAAAATGAGATTATCAGACGCTACTATTAAGGCGTCTGTTTTAGTTTGCTCGTTGCCTATTCGTTCAGCTAATTGGTATATAGAGCCAGCGAGTGATGATGAGCAAGACAAAAAGATAGCAGAATTTGTCAGGTTTAATTTGTTTGAAAATATGACTATTACTTGGAATGACTTTTTACGCCAAGCATTATTAATGTTGCCATTGGGAGTTATGTTATTTGAAAAGATTTTTGAAATGGGAGAATGGAACGGTAAAGAAATGTTTATGTATAAAAAGTTAGCGCCTCGTTTGCCAAAAGGAGTTTATAGTTGGCAGACACCAGATAAACAAGACGGTATTACTTGGAGCAAGGTTGACGGTGAGCAAGTTGGAATACCTATTGAAAAACTTATTATATTTTGTAATGAAAAAGAGGGCGATAATTGGTGGGGAAATTCTATATTACGAGTTTGTTATAAACATTGGTATTATAAAGAAAACTTTTATAAAATTGAGGCAGTCGCTTTCGAGCGTCAGGGTTTAGGTGTTCCTATGGCAAGTTTACCAGAGGGTGCGACGAGTGTTGAAGAAACAAAAGCTGAAGAGATTTTAAGAAATATAAGAACGAACGAAAAGGCTTATGTTATTAAACCGGATGGTTATGAGATTGAATTTATGGATATGAAAGGCGGGACTACAAAAAGTCCTAAAGATGCAATACAACATCACAATAGAGAAATTGTTTTATCTGTATTAGCTCAATTTTTAGAACTCGGAGCAACATCAGTCGGCAGTAGAGCATTATCACAAGACCAGTCATCATTGTTTTACCTTTCATTAGAAGCTACTGCAAAGCAAGTCGCAGATACAATAAATAAATATGCAATTAAACAATTAGTTGATTTGAATTTTGATGTTAAAAATTATCCTAAAATAAATTATTCAAAGATAGGTGTTATAGACCATAACGCATTGACTACTTCAATTCAAAGATTAGTTCAATCAGGGACATTAACTGTTGATGATACATTGGAAGACCATTTAAGAGATACAATGAATTTACCAAAAAGAGAAGAGAGCGAAGAAGATATATCAGGGAGTGAAAAAAAAAAGTTTAAAGAGGTAATTAAGGAAGATTTTAAATCTTGGAGACCCTTGACATTCACAGAACAAAAAGTTCATTGGCAATCAATCAGAAATAATCTTGATAAATACAAAAAGGAGCTTATAGAAAATTCAACAGAATTATTAGAAGAGTCAAAGGAAAAATATATTAAAGATTTTGAAAGAGCGTTAAGAAATAAAGATAGAACAGAATTGAAAAAGTTATCATTGAAAAATAAAGCACTATACGCAACGCTGATAGCAATGACATTGAAAAAGATTTATAACTTTGGTAAAGTAAATGTAGCAAAAGAAATGAGAGTACAAGCTCCGCCAGTTTCAAATGAAGCAACTCAAAGAATAAATCTACAAGCTGATATGATAGCACAAGACCACTTCGACAGATTGGTTTATGAGAGTAAAAAAACTGCGGTCAATGGATTGGGAAAAGGATTATCAGTAATAGCAACCCTAGCAATGATTGAATTAGTAATGAGTGATAAAATTAAAGAACTAACAAGAAACACTGCGGGAATAGTTATAGCTGGAAACTTAAATCAGGGCAGACGATTGGTTCAGAAAAGATATAGTAATTTAATTTATGCAATGCAAAGGTCAGAGGTTTTGGACGATAGAACTTGTAATTATTGTTTAAGTATTGACGGCAGGGTTTTTGAAAAGAATGACCCATTTACTAAGAACGATATTTTTCATTCAGGTTGTCGTGGAGTGTGGATTGAGATTATGAAAGACGAAAAGGAATTACCTAGAATTACAGGTGCTCCTAAAAGCCTAACAGATAAATTTGATGGCGAGGTGAATAAGTTGCTACAACCAAAAGTTCCTATAATTAAAAAGACATCTGATGCTGCGAAGTTTCTAAAATAATTGTTTAATATTTAAAAAGTGTTATAATAAAAGTATATTAAAAAACAGTTCAACGTTTTGGAGAAGTAGAATTCTATCTCTAAGGTTGTTGAACTGCTTAGGGATAATTAGCCTCTACTTCGGTGGGGGCTTTATAATTAATAAATTTATGAATAAAAAAATAAATAAATTAAAAACAGATGAGATGTTTTTTACATTCCCAATATCTTTTGCAGAAGCAGATGTTAAAGAGAAAATGGAAATTCAAATCATCCCAGTTGGAAAATGGAAGCATAATGATTATGGAGATATGAAAGTTACTAAGGATGATATTAAACAATTCGCTAATAATTTTAAATTAAGAAAAGGAGTGCCAATCACAAAGGGACACGCTAAGATGGGCGAAGAATTACCAGCAGTTGGCTGGTTTAAAAAACTTATAAATAAAGGGAGCGATGGTCTTTGGGCTATTGTAGAATGGACTGACATAGGTCTGCAAATGCTTAAGGAAAAAGCATATAAATATTTCAGTCCAGAAATACATTGGAAATACGAAGACCCGCAAACTCACAAAGTATATAAAAACGTTTTAACTGGCGGAGCATTGACTAACTATCCTTATTTTAAGGAGCTGAAAGCAATCGTTCTATCAGAGAAATGTATATTTAATCAATTTAATAACAATGATATGGCTTTAAATTTAAAAGAAATATTAGAAAAGGAAGTCGCTGATTTAAGCGATGAAGAAAAAAAGTTTTTAGTTGAAAATAAAGATGAATTGACAGATGAAGATAACGAGAAATATAAAGATATTTTAGAAGTAGAAGACAAAGACGACGACAAAGATGATGACAAAGACGAGGATAAGGACAAGGATAAGGACGAAGACAAGGACGAAGATAAAGACGACAAAGATGAGGACAAGGATAAAGACAAAGATGACAAGGATGAGGATGATGATAAAGATGACGAGGGCAAGATGTCAGCAAGTGAAGTAAAACTTTTACAAGATAAAGCAGATAAAGGAGTAGAAGCATTATTGAAATTAACAGAAATGGAAACAAAGGAAGTAGTTAAAACTTATGTATTTTCTGAATCAAATAGCGAAGGCAAGATTTTACCAAAAAGCCAAGATAAAGTAGTTAACTTTATGATGTCTCTTAATGAGGGACAAGTGGCTAAATTCAAAGAGCTTTTATCCGAACTTCCAAAAGTTCAGATTTTTGGTGAAATTGGAGACGCTGGTTCAGAAGATGATACTTCAAATAAAATCGATAAACTTGTTAAAACTAAAATGACTGGAGATAAAAGTTTGAAGTATTCAGATGCATTAAAATCAGTATTTAGTGAAAATGTAGAACTAGCAAAGGAATACGAAAAGGATATGAAAATTTAATCAATTAATCAATTAATATTATGAGTCAATCAACACGGTCATTCGAATTATGCAAAACCACCAGTGAAACCTTTGCTACAAAGCAGTTTTATATTGCTCAAATGGATTCAAGTGGTGATGCTGAACTAGGAGAGGGTGCAACTGACCTTTTATTAGGTGTAATGCAGAATACCCCTGCTTCTGGTGAAGAAGGCACAATTAGATTTTTAGGCACAAGTAAAGTTATTGCTAGTGCTGCAATCTTAGTTGGTGCTAATTTAACTTCTGATTCTGCTGGTAAAGCCGTTACAACTACAACCGACAAAGATGTAGTTATTGGTGTAGCGTTAGAAGCCGCAGGTGCTGCTGGAGATATCATTGAAATTATGCTAACACGATTTACATTGTCAGCATAAGTATTTTTATTTAATTTACTAACATTATTAATATGGCCAATCAATATTTAGGAGTCGACCCAATGTTGACAAATGTAGCAGTAGCTTATCAAAATAGCGAATATATTGCTGATAAGATTTTCCCAATGCTTCAAGTAAAAAAGCAGAGTGGAAAACATTTTGTCTATGACAAAGGGAGATTTAGAATTAACGAAGTATTACGTGCAGTCGGAGCTAATTCAAAAGAAGTTACATTGAAAGTAACAACTGGCACAACTTATTTCTGTGAAGACCACGCATTAAAGCAATTTGTAGCAGATGAAGACAGAGATAATGCAATAACTCCAACTACTCCAATGGTTGATGCTACTGAAAACGCAACTGATATGTTACAGGTTTCAAGAGAATACGCTTTGGCAAGTTATATGGCAAATGTATCTAATTTGACAAATAGCACTACTTTATCAGGAACAGACCAATGGAGCGATTATGCAAATTCAGACCCATTCGATGATATTATGACAGGTATTGAATCTGTCCACGGCAAGATTTTTGTTAAACCAAATACATTAGTATTAGGTCAGCAAACATTTAATTCTCTAAAGAATCATCCTGATTTACTTGACAGAGTAAAGTATAGTCAAAAAGGAGTTATAACAATCGATTTATTGAAATCATTATTTGATGTAGAACACGTTTTAATCGGTGGAGCTGGTTATAATTCAGCAACAGAGGGACAGACAGATGATATGGCTTATATCTGGGGAAAGCACGCTTGGTTACTATATATCAATCCAAAGACCGCTGCTAAGATGATAACATTCGGTTTTGCTTATACTTGGAAGAAAATTAAGACAGAGAGATTAAGAGGTTCAGATGAAGAGGATAGAAAAGGAACTTATGTCAGAGTAGGAGACCATTATTACGACCAACAGGTTGTAACTGTAGATGCTGCTTATTTAATTGCAGACGCAGTCGCTTAGAATTATAAAGGCGGAGTTTAACCGCTCCGCCTTTCAACTTAATAAACTAAATATACCTATATGATATTCAATAAGTTATATAAGCGTGTATCTGGCATAGATTTTTTCGTGAAGAGAGGCACTGTTGTTAAAAAGGACGGCTTGACTGTTCCTAAAATAGCAGTAGCAACATTTGATACAGCTGGAAACGATAGTTCAGCAGTTTCAAATAAAACTGTTGCCGCTCACGGATTAGGAGTTTATCTACCAGATAACGCGATTGTTACTCGGGCTTGGTATGATGTAGTTACTACATTTACAACTGCAAGTTCAGACGCTGGAACTATTGCCTTAAAAGTTAATGGAGCAAATGATTTAATAGATGCATTGGCAGTTAGTGGCTCTGGTAATATTTGGGATGCAGGAATGCACCAATGTTTACCAAACAACTTTGCATTAGACGGCAACTCTTTAGCACAGATTGATATGGGAATTGCAAGAGACGCTACAATGATAAAAACAACTGCTGAAAGAGAATTGACAGCTACTGTAGCAACTCAAGCATTAACCGCTGGTAAGTTAGTATTATATGTTGAGTATGTGATTAGCGATTAAGATTAATTAATTTAATATAAAAATTATGTCAATGTATAAAGTGAAATCACGCTTAAAACACGATGGCAATGTTTATGAAATCGGAGATACTGTTGATTTAGGAGAAAATATTGCTTTGCGATTGGTTAAAAATGGAGTGTTAGAGGGCAAAGGAAAAGACAAAGAAGTAGTTGAAAAATCAGAAGTAATCAAAGAACCAAAAGAAGTTGAAAAGCCAAAAGACAAGCCAGTAAAGGTAAAAGGAAAAGGTAAAGGTAAAAAGAAATAATATTTTTACGCCCCTCGTTTTATTTCGGGGGGCTTAAAACTTATTAATTAATATTTAAAATTATGTTTAAAAAAGTAAATACAATTTTGGCGATTATTATTATAACTGCTTGTTTAGTTTTTTCTGGTCAATTATATGCGAGGGTTTATTTAAAAGACCAAGTATATTTAAACGATAGACAAGACCCAGAAATACATAATGTTACAATGACAACTGCTGATACAGAATATGAATTTGAAATTGCCACAAGCACTACAAAACTATTGATTAAATTAAGAGACCCTGGGGCAACGCTAAAATTATCTTATACAGCAAGTTCAAGCGGAACTACT